CTCCAATTATCTCTATTCATATATGTTTTAAGTATTTCAGTTGTAATACTAAATTTACCCTTTTCTTTCTTTAATGCCTTCTTGTATAGTTTAGAATCAATTTGACTATCTGCAAATGTTGATTCAATACCCATTAATCCAGGCGTTGAATTTACCTCAATAAAAAGAGGTGAATCTTTTTCTCTATTTTTTGCTGGTATAAAATCTACACCAACAATATCACCATCAACTGACTTTGCAGCTCTTAATGATTCTTCTGCTTCTTTATCTGTAATTTCATGTACCTCTGGTTCAGAACCTTGAGAAACATTACTTCTAAAATCTCCATCAATTATAGGTCTTTTCATTGCACCCATAATTTCACCACCAACTATTATAACTCTAACATCATAATCAGTTTTAATATACTCTTGTAAAAGTATATCTACAAATTCATCTTCACGATAAAGTAATTGCACTATGCCTACAAGTGCTTTAGCACTTTCTACCCACATAACACCTACACCTTGAGAACCTATAGATGTTTTTAATATCATTGGATATTTATTACCAAGTTTTTCAGCCGCAAAAAGAGCACCCTCTGAATGACGTACTAGAACTGTTTGTGGTGTTTCAATGTTATTTCTCTGGAATATCATTTGATTATACCATTTGTCATTACAGATTTCATTACACTTGACAGAATTAACAACTTTGAAACCATCATGCTCTAAAGTTCTTGCCATTGTCCACCAAGAAGCACAACCACTTTTTGCATTTAATCCTCTCATCATAATAAGAGTATCTTTTGAATTTATTTTAAATGGTTTGTCATATTTAACATCATCTTTCATATTAGGTATTTGTGCCTTACCTTTTTCATCTACTGGATATGAATAAAATAATTTACCATCACCATCATCTTCCATATATGCACCCATGAACTCTGCAAGATAAACTTGCAAACCTAGTTCAGATGCTTTCTTGCGAACAAGTGGTGCAGTTTCATTTGGGTCAAGAGGGTCATCATGTGAAATAATCAACAACTTATAAGGTTGTTGTTTTTCTTCCTCTGCAATGAATGACTTGAATTTTTCCAATATTAGGCCTCTCGTTTTTTACCAATATTATATTTAGTACATAATTCCCAAGCGTCTTTTTCTTTAAATGCGATAATCTTAATTTGACTAAGTGGTGCAGCAGGTTCTGTATCACCTTTTACTTCTACTAAACCCCAATCACTTAATAGTTTTGCGATTGTATTTCTTCTTGCGATATCATTCTCACTTAGATTGGTATCTTTTCCATCTAGTGCAAATAATTCTTTAAAGTGTGTAATATAATACTTACCTTGTTTGTGTAAGATATGACACGATTGATATAGTATTTTATCTTTTCTTGAAGCAACACCTATACGAGATAATGTTTCTCGTATCTTTAGAAAGTCATCTGGCTCTTTCAAAACGACTTCTAGCATATGTTCTTGTTTCCAATTAATGCTTTCCATTTTTTCCACCTTTATTCAAACTATCTTTGATAGCCTTTATCTGTTCATCATTAAGTAGTTTAAGAGCAGACTTTGCCTTTTCATTATTATATCCATAATACTCTTTAACATACTCTAGATTCTTTTGTTTACTCGCCTTCAGCCAAGGAGTGAATCTTTTCCTTGTTCGTAAACTATTTAGTAAAAAATCAAACTGTAACTTTTTATCTAGGTGGTGGTGTTTATTCATTTCATTGACAAGCATGATTGTGTCTGGAAATGGTGCAAGACATTTGTTGATAATGAAAGGTGGATATTTCTTTTCCCACATTTCATCATCAGTATCTAAGAGATTTGTCTTTTCGTGATTGATTGCATTTAGATAATCTTTTAGTTCATAACTCATTTGAACTTAGCCTGACCCATAATCTCTGTCATACAAGCAAGAAGATTTATTTCTTGGTCTGATACAAAGGCGGCTTTATATTGGTACTCAGCAAGGATAACAACCACATGGGGGATAGTAGAACCATCCAGATTATCATAAAGGGAATCATAAACACGGCGAAAAATACGAACTGGGTCATTATCAAGATTGTGCACAATCCATTTACGAACATTGGTAAACTCTCTGTCTTTAAGTGATTGTATAAGTTCATTGATATTACTTTCTGATATGTTAACAAGAACACCAGCGTCTATCTTACCAGACACAGAGTATCTTTGTAGTTCATTAAGAACTCGCCTCCAATCTGGAAAGAACTTATTCATAAGTTCTGCCACAGCTTTAGGTTCAAATTCTACATTCTCACTATTTAGAATATCTCCAACTCTTGCAAAAAATTTAGATGCAAGTTTAGGTTTCTGACTATTAGGAATAATAAAATCAACAACAGAACATCTAGATTGTAATGCTGGGATTAATCTATTCTTATAATTACAAGTAAAAATAAATCCACAGTTTTTATGAAATTCTTCCATAAACCCACGAAGAGCAGGTTGAGTAGATTGAGGATTTAGATAGTCTGCTTCATCTATAATTAGATATTTTCTACCACCCTCAAGTGAAACAGTAGATGCAAAGTTTTTGATTTTAGTTCTAAGTACATCAATACCAGATTCTTCAGAACCATTTATCATCATATAAGTTGCACCAATTTCATCAAGCATTGCTTTGGCAACTGTAGTTTTACCTACACCTGGCCCACCAGATAAAATCATGTTTGGTATATCTTTATCTTGAACAAATATACCAAATGTCTTTTTTAAATCATCTGGAAGAATACAATCGTTGATGGTGGTTGGTCGATATTTTTCGACCCACAAAAAAGTTTCCATAATATAATACCCCTAACTTAAACTGTGTAAGTTGATTCAGGCTCAAGTGCAATCCAATATTCTATGTCAGAACTTTTGTTTTTGTAATGACTAATATTCTTAGATGATATTGCAACATCATAAGTTCCATCAAGTAGTTTCATATTTTCTACTTTGAAAAAGAAGTTAAACTGACCATTTCCAACTGTGGCAACATCAAGAGAATAATTATTTGCAGTATCATTCTTTTTATCTTTAACAGTAATAGAAGATGGTGCATGTTCTAAATCCATATTTCTTTCTAGAACCATGTCTGGTGCACCAATAGCACCTGCAGCTCTTTTAAGTTTAGATAAGTCTTCATTACTCATTGTAAACTTAACTTCTTCTGATGGCATAGTAATCATTTTACTAGGACTTGTAACTACAGATGGGTCTGAATAGAAATACTTCATTTTAGTTGTAGGTTTAGTTTCTTCACTAATCATAACATAGCTATCATTAAATTCTAGAACTGGACTTGTAAACAAAGACAATGCACCTAGAAATTCATTTAGGTCATAGATTGCAACCTCTTGTGGAAAGCTCTCCTCTACCTCAGCCTTTGCAACGATATTTTTCATTGCAGACATAGTTGTAATTGTATTTCCCTCTTTAATCACTAGATTTTGATTAATAGTTGAAAAGTTCTTCAATACAGAAGTTGTGTGACTACTTAGTTTCATTATTTAGATTCTCCAATTTGTTTGTATATAATGCTATTATACCATAATGTATTACTTTTAACAAGTCTTTTCTGTCCTTGCCATTCTTTTTTCCATATCTTTGTGCATACTTTAGTATGTTACCGATACAAAAACCCTCACCATGACCACCATCAATAATAAATTCAGTTGCCTGAAACTTATTCTTACTATAGTGTTCATTGTATGTACTGTCAATATAAGATTTTAATTCTGTTAAAGCCTTATCTTCATCATATTTGTAGTCTATCATTATTTAATTTCTTCTCCAGTTTGTTTATTTACTTTTTTTCTTTCACGATATTGTGATATAACATTTTGTTTTTCTTCATTTGTCATATCTCCAAATACTTTACCTTGTAATTTAAAGTTTTGATTGTTAAAAAGATTTACATTTGCAGAAAATGTTCTTCTTTCACCCTCACCAAAAAATGGATTAACAGAATGCCTCAACCAATTTGGAAAGATGATAAGAGTTCCAGCCACTGGCTTTACATATTCTTCTGTAATTGGCTTTAAAGCAACAACATCCCTCATTACATTATTACCCCAAGTAAAATAAGTATAACCATCAACCACACCACTTGCCTGATTAATGGACACACCACCACCAAACTCTGATGGGTCTGGTAATTTTTGAATACATTCTGGAACTTTAAGATATAGAATCATTGAAAGTCCAGCTTCAGTTCTACAACCATGATCGTGTAATGGATTATAATCTCCAGCATAACTATGAACTGTCCATGCCTCAAATGTATCAGCAGTTACATCTTGATTATAACCTTGTTTCATATATGAATTTGAACATTCATCAAGAATTGTTTTAAATGCAGTACCAGCACCACTATCAAAAAGATTGAAACTTAATTGTGCAGATTTTTTATTTTGATTAATTTGTCCAACTAAACCATCTGAATAATCATCATTTGCTGGAATAACTACATTATCAATATGGTTATTTAATTCATCAATTACATCTAAAGGTATTTCTACTTTCATCATGTGAACTGCGAGTTTACTTCTCATAGCAGCAATCAGGCCTGGGCTCTCTAGTTTGTACTCTTTTACAATTTTTTCATATTCAGCTGAACCCTCTGGATATGTTGCGCCATCAGGCATCTTAACTTTTTTCTTAATTGGGTCTTCAGGCGAAACTTGTTCAGTAATAATTTCTGGTTTTATTTCTTTTGATGTTGATTGTGTTTTATCTACTTCTGCAATTGCGCCATCGACAAGACCATCTGGCGGTAGGTCGAACATTTTTAATCCCATAATATAATCTCCTCAATGTGGATTTATTCATTATTAATACAATAACATAAAAGAGGCGTATTGTCAACGCCTCTTTTACTTTTTTGCTATTTAATTTTAATGAGTCGTGGTTTCTTTTCCTCTGGAACAATCTGTTCTAATTCGATTGTCAAGAGTCCGTTCTCTAACTTAGCATCATTAACTACAACATCATCAGAAAGTGTGAACTTACGATTGAACTTTCTATAAGAGATTCCTCTATGTAGTGTCCACTCATCAGCTGCATCTTCTTCATCACTAACAGTTCTACCTATAGAACGAACTGTAAGTACACCATCTGCGACTTCTACTTCAATATCATCTTTACTGAATCCAGCAAGTGCTAGTTCAATAGTATATTTGAAGTCTTCTACCTTTTGAATATTATAAGGTGGAAAGCCTGTAGATTGTTGTTGATGTTTAATATAATCGTTTAGACGATTAAACTGTCTATCAAAACCTACGGCATATGGTGTTAGTTGATTTAGATTGTCGAAAAGACTAAGTGTATTATAAGATTTGCTTACCATGATTATCTCCTTTTAAAGCAAGATTATATTGACAACCCTTAATGGCATTGTCTATGTGTAGAGAGTAAACGCCAACACGCCGCTGGTACTTTCCCCATTTACCCTCTATATTATATATAAGGATTGTAACCCTAGATTACAACCCCTATGCATAATTTTTTTTAGAAGAACCTAGAATTGAGGTTCTTCGTCATTAGTTGTTTCTACTGTTGGAATTTCAGTAGTTTCTTCTAACGGATTTACACCAGCATCAATCTTGGTGTATAAGTCCATGAAAGATTCTTTAGTGTCATCATCAAATCTAGCGACACACATTTCAATAGACTTCATTTTGTCCTTGAAGATTGCAAAGGCTTTGACAATGTGGTCTAGTCTTCTAGTTGATATTAACTCATCAACTCCACCATCATAGAAAGTCTTTCTGATAACTTCAGACCAAGTAACTAAGTTAGTTGCAAAGTCTTCGTCTACAGTTCCATACTTTTTCATAGAACCAAGAACAATCTTTTTTTCTACTGAAGCAGCAGCATATGGTTGTTCAATTGTAACTGCAAATCTCTCAAG